ATATAGATTCCATCCCTATCCTGTTTAACCCTACCAACTACCTTATCCGCAAAGATCGAATCACAATACTCTCGAAAAGCGGTAGCTACTTCAACAATCAATTTCCGCATATTAGTTTCCGGTAGCTTCTTTAACAACTCTAGCTTATCTCTAGGTGTATCTAACACGTAAGCTACCACGTCTTTAACAGGTGTTGCAAAAGACAGAACTTGAACATATCTACCGTGATGACACAACTCCTGTCGCAGACGCCAAGCGAGTGTGCTTTTCCCAGAATCATCACTACCAGTGATTACAACCACTAACTTTTTTGGCATATTAAAAATCTCCTATGGGTAAGGCTTCGACAACCGCAGCTACTCTTCGCAAATGTTCTTCAACTCTAGTCTCGATTGTTAAAGATCTATCAAGAATAGTAGCAATACGGACATCAGATTTCATAGATACCGCAATATCTTGTTGAGTAGACTGTATAATAGTTTTTTCGGTTTCTACACTACCGAACTTTAACGGCTGAGCAAGTTTAGTCGAAAACATATCATACTGGCTAGCCAAATCCTGCAAAGTCTTACTTGCTGCACGACTGTAAGCGACTGAGTTAGTTGGATCCAATGACATCATTTTTTTTAGTTTATTCAACTGCTCTTTAGCTTTAGTTAGAGGAGACTGATTACCTGCTAGTGTGCTCTGCATATCCTTGAAAAATGCCGCGTTCGCAGTCGCCTTTTGCATTGCGATTGCGTCCATCTTCGCTTTATTCATCTTCGCAGCAACACTGCCCGCACTACCTTCGACGTCTTTAAATACATCCGCTATAGCTAAAGTAGCTGACGGCACGGTTAGCAGATCTTCAACTTTCTGACCGGCTTGCTTCTGAATATCGGCCAGTCTTGCCGACATTGCTCGCATACCTTTCGCGGCTTGATCAAATCCTCTCCCTCCCAGTGCCTTCCAAGCAGTCGATGCGGCCTCTACAACTCTTGCAAACACATCCAAAGCCGTCTGACCGAAGGACATAGCTTTCTCAGTCGCGTAAGCGATTCCAATAGCTAAGAATCGAGCAGCGTCGACCGCGGCAGCGATTGGGTAAGCGACAAACTTAAACGCTCCAAGGAATATGGGACCAATCCTGTAACCGGTCGACGCCAGATTCATGAAGCTATCTGATAAAGAGACAATCAAAGGAGCTAATTCGACTGCAACTTTGTCGAATAACCTGCTAAATGAGTCCCTTACTACATCAACAGCAACCTTGGCCTCATTGATCTTAGCTGCGTCTAGATCGGTCATTGCAGTATCGAGTTTTTTGAAACTACCCGCAGCCTTGTCTACTGCAGCCTCAAGTCTATCTGTCGCGGGTGCAGCAATCGGAGGGAAATCGGCCGTAGCCAGCTTGCCGACAGTCGCTTTAATTGTTGCAACACTATCCGCAACAGGCTTGGTATCGACTTTCGGCGAAGGCATCTTAGGCGGAGCCGGAGCCGCAATCTCCGCCTTTTTCGGCATATTATTGATCAAAGGCAATAAGTCTCTAGCCTTATCGCCAAAAATCTGCGTAGCCATTGCAGCCCTACGCATCGGATCAGGGATGCCACTTATCTTCTCGGCAATCGCTTCAAAAGCCTTGTCAGTCGGCATCTCAGCCACTGCGTTAATATCCAAGCCGAGACTACGAAACTTCGCAGCACTAACTGCAGATAGACCGCCAGCATTAGCCAGCTCTTTAGATAAGTCTACCATAGTGGAGCCGACTAGGGAACTGTCCATACCTAGAGAGGTCATAGTCTGCTCTAGCCGACTAATAGACTCGATACTTGCTGTGGTGGATCTAGATAGATCCATATACCTAGCGGCTCTGTCGAAAGAGACCGACAGTTTACTGACTATGTACTCCGACACCTCTACAGTCTTGTCTCGAACAAATCCCATTGCAGAGCCGACAGCCGACAGAGCAGTAACTGCAGTACCTGCAGAACTAAACTTGAACTTTTGACCAAATCCCATAGTAGCTACAGAAGCTTTATTCAACTCTCTCTGATAACTCACCATAGCTTTGGTGAGTTCACCAATAGTGTTATATATCTTGTCATTGAACTTATACTTAACTTCTTTGCTGCCCTCTACCTGTAATGCTTGTGCCTTACCGATCTTATTACTGCCGACAGCCTTCTGTGTAACTTTTTGGTGAATTAGATCTAGTCTATCATCTACTTGTAGGGTATCTTTTTTCTCCGGTGTCTTTACTTTCGGTAGTTTAGTGTTAGAGGGAACAGACGCGACTGTCGGCATATCAGCAGCGACAGTCTGCAACTGTGCGGTAGCCGCAGTTGCAGACTGCACAGCTGCCGTATACTGCGAAGTATTTGCTGTGAGGTCAACATTTATCGGTAGTACTCGTGTCGCCACTTAACAACTCTCCAAATAAGACGGCCTTTAGCTCTTCGCATGTCGCAACTTTAGGCTTATACCGCGGGTAAAAATCACTCGGCTTATAAACCTTCCCTTTACGACCAACATTACAATTTGCGATTGTACAAGCTACTACACCAGCGTGAAAATCACCTCTATCCCGCGGGTATAAATTCTCATGTACAAGCAGCTCAAAAAACTCTCTCGAAGATATAACATCTTGGAGTATAGATAGCGGAGTGGCATATCTGTAGGATAGCTCGATCCAAAATCTATACTCGGTATCTAGTTTTTTTCGATACTACTCGCAACATATTTACCGAAACCATTTAGGTCACAACAGGTGTTAATTACGCTGGCAAGATCGTCGTCTGACCAGGTGTCCAGAACTTTTTCAGCATCTGACTCCTGTAACAGGTTGTGATAGTTACCATCACAGAGACACATACAGATTAACCGACACGACTGAATATCCGCGTCATTTACGCGGTTTTCGATATATCTACGACGTTCGCGTCCAGTGAGTTCTTTAACAAAGCAATCAAATCCCCATTTAGATAATTGAACAGGGATTAGTTTTCGCGGTTTGTTCATGCAATCAGTTAGAGTCATATAACACCTTAGCTAGCCGCGGTAAATGTTGGTTGGCCTGTAAACTGAATCGTTACATCCATAACGACTTCGCTATCACCTTCATCATGAGTATCGCCAAGTTTAGTGATAAAGCCTTCGCAGACAAAGGTGCTGCCATCACTTAGTTCGACTTTCCAATCTTTATGAGTTCCGGCGTTGGCGAAACCGTGAAGAATACCGCCATTTGCGGCAGTAAATTTCAACGAGAAGGTTAGTGTTCCAGCCTTTTTTCGGCCTGCACGGAACTCTTCCCAGGCAGTTTTTAGCACATGTGTCGGTACTGAGGTAATCTCTGTACCATCACGTGTAATGTTAATAATTCCGGCTAACTCTGTGAAAGAATTAGCGTCTACAGTAGAGTAGTGCAGTTCCCCGCCAAGTGATAAAACGCCCATAATCAGACTCCCTCATTAGTATATACTTTGACAACTTTAACAGCAAAATGTACACCTTTTTCCTCCGCCTGCATCGGCGGAGTAGTCTCATGCTGCCCGTTCTCCTGCCAAACCCACAGCAAACCTGTTATACCTGATACTCTCTCCGCCATAACAGTATCTGTTAAACTGCGAGTCTGAGCAGGGTTACGAGATAGATAAAATATCTCGTAGGTATCTACAATATTACCTGTTACACCTTTTAAAGTCGTGAAAGCGTGATGATTAACTAATCTAACAACTATAAAAGGCAACTGTGGATTAGATGAGACTACGTTTTCATATACTGGGATGCCAGAAAACTTAGTGCCTAGATACTGTATTAGTTTACTTACCGAGTTCATTCTCAATCCCTCTAGTAGTTTCACTGGACACAATTTCCGCTATCTCGGATTGAGATAAAGCAGTAGTGACAAAAGGCTTAGCTTGGCTCCTGTGTGTGCCAAACTCGACCAAATGAAATATGTTTCTAGTCCACTCTTGCTTGCCTTTTCCATACGGCTTTTTCACGTCTCGTACGCCGAATATGCCGAATACTGTATCTTTATAGTCCTTAATCTTCCCGCCAATGGATCCAGCTAAAATGCCAGTTCTCTTATTCTTTCTGGCGATAGTTCTAGCCGATTGAACGAACTTCTTTTTAGCCGCTCCGAAAGACTTTTTTAGTATTCTTTTTACTTCTTTCCCACTAGGTAGTAGCCTCAATCCCATATATCACCAGCTCAATTTTCTTACCCTCAGTAGGCAATATATTCTGTATGTTGTATGTTCTACTAGCGTGTTCATGGCGAATACGCCAAGAAGCCTTCACGCCTTCAACATATCTGATAGTTATCTGATAAGTAGTATCTGCAGTAACCTGTCGGTTAGCGATAAACTCTCGGCCACTAACTGGCCTAACTTTACCGAACACTGTACTATGATCAGAATATGTTATAGTTTCCGAACCATCACCATTACGCGTATAAGTAGGAGACTCTAACACTAATACCTGATCAAGTTCACCCGCTCTCATTAATACACCTCTAGCATATTTAGCATACTCTCTAAGTGATGCGGAATCGGTGTCATAGTTCTATCTACAACTCCCTCACGATTTTCATACCAATGTGCGGCTAAAGCCTTGACCGCAGTTTTCCATAGGACTGGAACATCTGAGGCGTTGGAGTATCCCGCAGCAAAGGTAACAATCAAAGGATCGAGAGCAAAGAAATCAATACTAGGCCACAGACTCTTAGGCCGAATCACTGGCCGACGTCGAGATAAAGAAACCGCGTATTCAGTAGTCGGCCAAGTAGTTATTACACCATTGATCGAATACTGAATACTTGAAATAGAGGTTACAGGAGTCGGTCGTAGAGACACCTCCCAGAAATCTGGAAAAACTGATTTCTCGGTCTGAAAAGATCGGTTAAAAACTGCCTTCCAAGTACTGCTCATGTACTGAATGTTACATACATTCTGTATGTACTGGGTAGCAGAGGTTAACAGTTCGGTTATTACGGAGTCTTCGCTAGTACCTGTATTCAGTCGCTGATAAGCTTTAAATTCAGCGACTGTTACAGGTAGTGTGGACTCTGCAACACTTTTATAGATCGATTTCTGGGATAAATAGTACACTAGCTTGCTCCCAAAATACCTAGGTCGCGGAGTTCCGCTAACAGGGTATTAACTGCAGTTCTCGCCTCCGCATCTACTGTAGAACCGCCAGAAACATCCGCTATAACAGGTAGAGAAGTGTTGGAGCTGGCGATAATCTTACCGCCAGAATGCACCACAATCTTTCCGCCTGATTTTACGTCTAAAGCAGCTCCACCTTGTCGCTGCGATACTAGAGTATTTTCGTAGGCCATTATGCACTCTCCCCAGTGTAGACCGCAACTACTGCGTCAACAGTAGAGTGAGTAGTAGTCGGTAGTTTCGTTGCTTTGTAGAGGTCACACACAATCGAATCAACGACCGCGTTCGCACCACTTCGAGCAATATTAATGCGGACGTAACGTTTCTTGACGTTGTTCAAATCGATGACGACTAACTTATTGTCATCAGTGTGAGCTAGCGTGTGGGTAGCACCTGAAACAGTGGCCTCATCCGACATGTCGGATGCGTCGCCATGCTTCAAAGTTACTACAGGAGCCGCATCGGTCGTAAGAGTACCGAAAGCGACAGTAAACATAACTCCGCCGAAACCTAGAGTATCGACAGTGTCGGAGTTTACTGCGGTAGTACCTGCGGACACCGCGTTACTTACCCGCAGTGTTTTAACAGTTTTTGATAGCTGATAGTTCATTTTCCCCTCAATTACGCGACTTTAATACGTTTAAACGCTTCCGACAGTAGAGGACGTCCGCCACGATGGATCACAGTATAGAAGCCGACTTGACCGGCTGTGACATAAAGTTCCCGTAGCTCATACCATTGGACAGTCTTTGTCTGCACTGTCTGGTAGAAAGAAAGATCGGCCAGAGCACCAAAATAAGTTCCCGATGCCAGTGTATTTGGCACAAATTCCGACTCAATAATAGGAGTACCGTTTAATCGGTCACCGACATCAGCAGACTCCCCTGCTTGGAACAAGTAACGGCCTTCGCCATCTTTGAGGAGTCGAATTGTCTTCAATGCCTGTCGAGACAGGATCCAACGAGCACGTTTGCGATACTGCTTCTTCAGAGCGTAGTAAACATTCAGCAAATCGTCGGCCAAAGTACCATTCGCGGAGATATCAACGGTAGTATCTGCACTAGTCGGAATGCCGTCATCGGAGGCCACAAAAATACCTAGAGGACGACCGACGCCATTTCCAGTTAGGTAGGCTTCCTCAATCGCATATGCCTGCGAACGAACCAGCTCAGTCTTAAGCAGGTTTTCAATCGGTCCATTGGCTCCGGAATCGTCTGCAGCCCGTACAGAGTCAATAGACGCCTCTTGCAACATGTCCACAGAGATTTTGATTAACTTAGCCAGAGGCCATGCTTCAACCATACGACCGCCAAAAGACATAGCGGAATCGGCAGTCGGTGAGGTCAACTCACTAGTCCAGGTCGCGTTAGTTGCGAGTGTATCATAAGAGGGCAATCGGATTCGCTTCGATTTCGACAAGGTGAAAGCAGGGCATAGCGACTGAATTTCGATTTCGTTGTCGACAGCCTTGATCAGTTCCGCGACAAATTCCTCGTACGCCATCAGGTAACCGCCAAGAGTGTCATCCGACTGAATAATAGCTCGTTTCTCAGTCGGCGACAGTACCGAGACGCCATTGACAATTGCCCGTCGGAACGCTTGAACTCGGTCAACACCAGAACTCGCAGAGCGTTGCTTTGGTGGCTGAGGAGTAGTGTAAGACGGAGGTGCAGAGCGTTTATCAGTCTCATCAGACTCCTCATCATCCCCTTCACTCCGAGAAGCCGACTCCATAGCAAGAGCCTCCTCAAGTCTCTTGATACGAGCGTCCAGTTCGTCAATAGCTTTCTTCAACGCCTCAAACTGATCAGCGTCTGTTGCGGGCATACTCTCACCAGCATCCTCACTACGTTGCATCAGCGAACGCATTTGAGTGAGTAACTCGTTACGTTTAGTGTATAAATCGCGGATTTTTGCTTGATAATTCATATAGCTCCAATGTCCTTTTTAAAGTAGTTTTCTGCGTAGATTTAGCGTTTTTAACAATGCTACTTCTTACAACTGTTACAGAAGTCTGCGGGTAGGCCGGAAAAGCAGTAATAGACATTTCAACAAGGTTGGCCGACACTACTTGGAAAATATTGTTTTTCACGTCGTAGTCGTCTTCAAGAATGTTGAATCCAACGCTACAGCCTGACACTGCACCAGATTCAACTAGTCGGACAACATCCGCAGAGTAGCTAGTTTCGACTGGTTTCAAACTAAATTTCAGACCTTCGTCAGTGTCCTCTACCGTCAAATGTCCGCCTGATATACTACCTAACACCATGCTAGTATCGTGGTTATAGATAGCAATCAACTCATCCCACTTGAAGCATTTCGGCAGAAATATCTCTCGGTATGCAAAAGAAGTTCCCTCGGCAAATACGACAGACTCCTGATTATAAACTGCCGCGTAACCTTGTAAAGTTCCGGATTGCACACTCAAGGCATCTCTTTTACAACCTCTACGCTCTAACATCTGAGACGCTCTCTTTCTGTAACAGTTTCGTCCAAGTGTCTGCTTCGATTTTCAATCCGGCTATCTCTGCGAGAGTCTGTAATTGAGTAGCAGATAACTTCCCACTGTTATATAATTGCAGCCAGTTCACAAGATCCTTGCTCAAAGGGATGTCATCAATATACTCACTGCCCGGTGTAGTTGGGACGGCATCCGCCTTAGAGAAAGGTAGTTCACTAATGCCTTCCTCTCGGCGAACTTCGTTCACAGTTTTCCAAGGCAACGACTCTCTATGTGTACTGTAGCGTGTCTGTCTATCCTGTGGAGTCAAGCCGTCGGTGTCGAAGCAAATTAGATAGTCTCCTTTAGGGAGTAGTTTTCTCTGCAATTCCTGCTCTCTGGCAATCAGTAATGGACCTACTGACCACGTCAAGACTTCTAACCCCATTTGTTCAACATTACTGAAAGTAGCACCTGTCAAATCACTCAGCAAATGTGGCGGTACGCCGAGAAATCTAGATACCTCTCGTATCTGGAATTCCCGTAGTCCAAGCATCTCCGCTTCCTGTGGAGAGAAGGACAGTTTTTCCACATCCATACCCTCATCAATTACTGCTGGAGCGTGTGCTTGCTGTAATCCTGCTTGCTCCTCACTCCACATCTCACGTATGTTATTCTTCGCCTCTTTCGACAGTCTTCCCGCGTGTTTGATCAATACAGACGGGTAACTACCTTTGCTAAATACTGTCGCTTCAAACTTCTCCGCGGCTAAACCTAGTCCGATAGTCTCCTCTGCCTTCTTTGTCGGAGATATTGGAGTTGTCCCATCCAAAGTAAACCGCGGAATGTACAGCACTTGAGATAATGGTGGATAGTATTTATCCCCTTTTACTTTGATTTCAAAAGGTCGTACAGAATCTCTAAAATCGATAGTGACAGTATCAGGCCGAATAGGCCAAATAGCATCAGGGTTACCTCTGACATAGGTTATCTCCGACAAAGAATATCCGTAAAGTAGCTCATTGACTATTCGACTCTTCCAGAAAGAGAAAGCCGACATGTGGGGATTGGGATTAGTCAACATTCTGAGCAAGGGATGATTGCTACATTCACGGCCTTTGCGACCGTCTGCGGAACGTTCGTAAATCCGTATAGGACACGACGCGACAGCGTTGGACAGCTTATCGATCGCTGCCCACACTGGCGATAGCTCTAGAGCGTTATTAGGAGTGACTGCGACACCAGAGCTAGACATCGGATTGAGGCTGACCAAGCGATTGAGAGCTGGATCACCTAGGCTGATGCCTATCCAATTACTTGCTCTTATGATCAGATTTCGGAGTAGTTTTTTCATATGAGCTAGTAAAATACTCGGTTGTTTGGTGTTTAGCTAAGGCGGTAATTATCGCTGTAATGCCGTCAATCTTACCTTTGCTATGCTTCTTTGATGGCCGAATCAAATCGGCTGCGTTTTTAATCACCTCTAGATTGTCAGCCATCCAAGCGGTTACAGGGTTAGCATCAATTACAATCTTTTGGGATAGTATTAGTCTCTTTAGCCAGACTGTTGGGGCATGCATCTGGACAGCCTGCTGTCGCAGTAACTCACAATCAAAACCATCGCGGGTAAGAGGTACAAGGATTCCAAGACTGTTAAATGGATCGATGACACACGACTTTATATCAATTTTTTGAACATCTCTCCACTCTTTAATATACGAGCAAACGCCGACAAAATCAACATTTTCTATGTCAAATAGGTCACAATATTTCGTTAACATAACCCTAATATCGGGATAATTGATATACTGCTCCCCTTCTACTAGGTTTGTCGAACTCAGATACTGGATCTTGACCAGGAAGCCGTCTTCCTCAGTTCTTGCAACAGCCGCTAAAGCAATCAAATCCGAGTTAACGCCTAAATCTATTCCGACTACCGTCGGAAGCGTTCTGAACTCATCCCATGCGATTGGACGGGATACCTTTTGCCATTGCTCTGACGTAACATAGGTTACCGAATTCGATACCCACTCATTCAGAGTATATCGCCGAAAAGTAGCCTCTTTAAGAGAATCGCCTTTAGCATCTTCATAATCGCGACGGATAGAGTCGAGGCTAATCGAGTATCCTATACCAGGATTACACTTACGCCAAGTCTCCTCCGATGTCCAGTCGTCCTCAGCAGTTCGTTCGTACAAAATAGATAAAAAATGTGGCTTTTTATCAGGGTAGAGTATGTTTTCCCTAGCCTTTATCCAATTGTCGTAGGCCATTGATTGGGGATTATCCCCAGCTGTAGAAATCCAGCCCATTAGAGGCTGTTGCCGACTGCGACCGGCGTATCTAAACACATCCCACAATCGTGAATCAGGCTGAGTATGTAGCTCATCAAATATCACTGCGGATGCACTATATCCCTCTTTAGTCGTACTCTCGGCAGATAGTGCTTCGACACGTCCGCCGTACACTTTATCCTCTAGTATTTTTATATGTCTTTTGATCTTTACACGACGTTTTAGATACGGTGATTTTTGGATTATCTCCGCCGCAAAATCAAAGATAATGGAAGCCTGCTTCTGATTTGCTGCACAGAGATAGATTCGTGGCATGGCCTCTCTGTCGGCTAGTAGACAATACAGCGACATGCAAGCCATAGTATAAGATTTGGCGTTTTTCTTAGGTATCCCAACCGCGAACTGAGTGTACTGCCGACGGCCTTCGCTATCGACAGTACCGAATAAGCGACTAAGAAAATCCCTATTCCAAGGCATTAGGCGTAGCGGCTTCCCTACGTGCGGTCCATCAATGTAGTACAGATACTTCTCGCAGAAGTTGATTACCCTGTCGGCTTTATTTTGATCAAACATATCACAACGACTGTTCAAAAATATCCAGTTCTTTCATTAACAACTCACGTTCGGTCAAAGGGATTGCCTTTGGCTCTCTATCCTTCTTAGCCACTCTCCCCCGTCTTAGATGACTGACCAGTTGGCTTAAGAGTGTGCAATACTGCTGATATTGAGTTAATCGGCAATCCTTTTTATCTGGATCAATATAAGGGATAGAAGTTATCTCATTTAACATTCGACGGCAGAGATATGCTACTTCGCAAGCGTGTTCTAGGAGACTGTAAACAGTAGGATTATCACTGTCGTCTTTGATATAGAGACAAAATCTATCCCAATAAGGCTTCGCATTGTCTGACAAATTAGCCGGATACGGCAGAGTCGGATTCGATGTCGGTATCGGTATCACCGTTTCGTTTGTGTTGCTCAATGTCTGACTGGTAAAAATATTGCTCATCTGCTGTCGCGGCTTTCAGTTTAGTTCGTAGAGCCAAAGGAACTCGCGTGACATGTGTCAATCGCATATTCTTCGGCAGTTCATCCTTCTTAATCCAAACCTTATCCCCAACGGTTTTGAACACGCGTAGCAACTGCGGCAGAGCGATACGAAGAGCCTCAATCACGGTCAGCTCAATTAACGATGCACCAAAACGCACCGTTCCAACAGAAGGCACAAGAGCCGCTGGTTTCTCTAGCTCTTTTACAGTCTTTGCCGACTCCTTTCCGATGCGTAGCAAATCCTCCGCAGAAAAGGTATCAGAAGTCTCTAATCCAAGTCGCTGGCACACGTCAGCCAAACCAAATTCATCTAGTCCAAGCACGTCTTTAAAAACATTTGGATCACAATTCATAGATTTACTCCTTAGAGATTTACGTAGTTTATATATCGGCAGTGTAAGTGTGTTAAACACGGGAACTTCAGATACTGCAATATCAACTGCCAGCAAACCCTCCATCAACGGATGGAAAGACTCGTCCACCACAACCAAGTCAATATCCGCAGGTAGGCTACCCTTGCAGTATATACTACCCTCTTTACACTTGTATATAGGGACTACACTGCTACCACTTCCAGTCGGCTCGTACCGAAGCACGCCTACGAAGTTATCACTACTCAGAAGAGGTAGATTAAGTAGCTCCAACCAGACTACTTTTATAGGAGAGGTACATTTGGCAGGCATGTTCAAGGGAGTCCAAAATACCCGCTAGGACTGCAAAGCTGTCGCCGTCCATCCCGTTCGCTAACATCCGGACGTAGAAGTCGACTAATTTAGGATCGCATTCACTAACCATGCATCTACTCCTAATAAAGTATACTATTATATTCGACACTAATTACATTAAACTTAAGTGCATTTTCCGTCGATATTCTAAATATGTTTACTTACACACTAGCTATGGATACGGAAAAACAACTAAGTATAGTGCCAAACAGCATTATACTCAGCACTAATCGAGTGAGCCGTGAACTGGTTACCGACTTAGTCGAAGTAGTAGTTATTGACGAATGTCTAGCGGTATTAAATTTGATACTTAAAGCAGGTCAAAGACCGCGTCTGCACAAAACTAGAGACACGCGAAAAGCTGTACAAACTCTGAACGGGAACTACTGTATGCTTTTCCAGTCTGCAGTTACTGGTTTAGTCACCGCAGATGCTCAATTTATGAAAAATATTAACTGGGTATCGAGTGAGGGATTGCTAGGAGTTCCTTTCTGTTGGTTGGCGAAGGAAGCGTACGCAGTTTCGTTCCCGCAGGGCTGGATCACAAATCTAACTAATTTGTTGAATCTACGAAAGTTTTTCGATACTTAGTACAAAAACCATGATTTTTACC